CAAATAAGTATAAGTATTTCTAATCAATGTTGCTCCTATATTTTGTGCTAAACCTACTGTCATTTTTTCATATGCTAATCTAATTCGTGTATTCAATTCTGCTTTTACTATGAATCCACCCGTTAAGTCTATATCAAATTTATTTGCGTGTCCTACTAACAATTTGTTGTAACTCTGATCTACTTCTAAATCTTGTGTTAACACTTCATCATTTAGTAGAAATTCTAAACTTGTTTTATAAGTTTCCTTATAATATTCTAATATTTTTGTTGCAATAGTTTTTGCATTATTTTTACTTACTAAATATGCACTTTCTATTTTCAATATGTTTTTAGCTTCGTTATCATTAGAACTTTCAAGTTCCACTAAATACTCTTGTAAGTTATCTTCATATTTATAACCATTTATTACAACATTACTTTCAGCAGTACATGAAATAATCGCATAATTACAATTAGATTCAACAATAGTTCCTCCTGTGCAACTAATATTACACACAGGATCATTAAATTTTATTGTTGTTTTTCCAACATCTAATGTTCCTTCATATAGTTTTTGTGATGTAGTAGTCTTTGTGAAATTATGAGCAACAACAGAAACACCAGTTACAATTTCATTTTGTTCAATTTCCAAAGAACCTTGGAATCTGTTTCCTTTATCTATAACTTTTCTGTCTTCTACCTTTTCTACATCTTCAACCGTATATATTTTTACTTTATCACTTCTGCTGCAATCAGCAACAGCACTTATTGCAAATATTACTTGTTGCAATGCTTCTCTATGTGAGCAAATCGGAAGATATCCATTCAATACAATAGCTTTTAAATCTTCTTGAATTTCATAATCTTCACTACTTAAACCTGCAGATGTAAAAATTTCATCTAATATTTTTGTGACAGTTACATTTTCATATATACCACCATTAAAGTCGGTTTTATCCATAATCCCTACTAGATCAATTGCAGAAATCTCCATTTGTTTATCGTGTTTATTTTTCCAAGTATCAAGATAGAATGTTCCCATATCTATTGTCTTATTTTCTTTTGTTAGTATTTCTGTTACTTTTAATTTTTGTCGTTGTTGTAATAATGTATATACACCTTGAGGATTTAAAATATTAAAATCATCATCTACAGAATATATTGTAAAATCTAATGTGTTAATAGGTATTTCAGAGCTTAACAAATCAACTTCTTCTAATATACTTGCACTTTTTAAACTTTCTCCCTCAAAAGTTTTTTCTGCACCATACAGTATCTGATATAGTTTTAAATATCTGTGTGGATTATTTGTACTATAAAATGTTATTACAATTTTTGTATAATTTTCTACAATATTATTAGCAACATATTTATAGCCATCTGGTGCAAAATCTACATTGCTTATTACATTATTTTCTTGGTCATAATACTTAATATTAAGTTTATTACAATAATCTCCTGCTTCACTAAAAAGAAATGTAAGACCCAAACTACTATGTGATTCAGTAAAGTCAATTTCTAATGTTAGTGGAGTTTCAAAATTTCCGTTTTCATCAGACATTTGCTTACTCCACCAACACATATTATCTAAAGTGTCTGGCATTAATTCAAAACTTCCATCTAATGCAAATTGATTTTTTTCTAATGTTCCATATTTTGTTTCTACTATATCATCAGATTTTAAATCTTCTAAATCAACAAAGTTTTGTTGATCGTTAACAGTTAATCCACTATCTTTTTTTGCTGTAACATCAACAAATCCAAATTGAATGCTTGTTTTTGTTTTCATACCATCAACTCCTTGCTGGCTTTTTAGCCGTGAAGTTTACTGACATATCTTTTCTATATGCTCTGCCACCTCTAAATTCATATATTGTTCTAGCAACATTATTAAAATAGGCTCTAAATTCAAAATTCGCAATTTTTATATCGTGAAATTCCTCTGGTTCTGTTAGTTTGTCCCACAACCTTTCAAATTCCTCATAATTGTCATCAGTTTGAGGTTCAAACTTAATGTCAGAAAAATTGAAATATACACCTATTAATTCTCTTTTTAAGTCTCCGTCATCCGTTCTGTTAGCATATTTATCTAAAAAATCTGCTGTTTCTTTTATGCCTGCAAATACACCAATATTATATTGGATTCCATCTATTATTATAAAATCATATCTTTCTGACATTATGTAGCACCTCCTATAATTAATTTATTACCTTTTCTGTTACTTTCTCTATCCAATTCAGGTTTTAAAACTCTTACTAATTGTGCCATTGTTCCATTAAAATTAATAGTGATAGTTTGACCTTGATTTGGATTATCTTTCGGATCTTGATCCTTAAATAATTTCAATGCTGTCAATATCATTTCTAGCATTTTGTCTTCTGGTGCGACAACCTCGCCTTGATGCTTGTTATCACCAATCATTGCAAGTTGTGGTGTATTTGCTTTTACATATCCACCTTCTGCAAGTCTTGGAATATTTAATCTATTTAATTTTCCTATATTTACACCAGGAATAGCATTTATTACATCAATTGCACCATTTATCATGTTTACAAATTTATTTACTATATTTTCAATCATTCCAAGAACGCCATTAATTCCACTTTTTACTGCACCACTTATTGCATCTCCAATTTTTGTTCCTAAAGCACTAAAAGTATTTTTTACATTGTTCCATATACCGCTAAAGAAACTTGCTATATTTCTAAATATAGAAGTTATTTTGTTATATGCAGTTTGAAAAGCATTTACTATACCATTTTTTATACTGTTTACAGCATTGACAATTCCGTTTTTAATTCCATTCCAAATATTTGTTACAGTATTTTTAATACCATTAAATATATTTGAAATCACAGTCTTAATCGCATTGAAAACTGTTGTTATAATAGCTTTTATACCATTTATAGCATTACTAATAATCGTTTTTATAGCATTCCATACAGTTGTAAAGATTGTTTTATATATATTAAAAACAGTTACAAAATAATTTTTTATTGCATTCCAAATTGTAATTGCTACATTCTTTATACCTTCCCACAATCCTTTTAAAAAGTTGCCAATAGCTCCAAATATTTCAATTGCTTTTTGTTTTATCCATTCCCAACCTGTTGATAAAGCTGCAGAAACAGTATCCCAATTTTTTACTAAAGCTACTATTATTGCAATTAAAGCACCTATTGCAACTACTACTAAAGTTATTGGACTTGTTAGAACAGCAAGTGCAGCATTAAATAACCATGTTGCTGCAGTAGCAGCGGTTGTTGCAACTGTGCTCGCTATTGTTGCAGCAGTATCAGCAACTTTCATTGCCGTATTTATAACCCATTGTCCTGCTTGTTTTACAAGTGCTGCAGTACCTGATGCAAGGCTAACAACAAAATCTTTAGCATACATCAATGTTAATGCAATAGTTTCTAATTTATCTGCCACCTTTGCACCTGTACAAGCCCATATTGCTGATGTTATTTTAGTTAAAGCTGAAACTACTCCACCTGCTTGTGCTATAAAAGACATTAATTCTATTCCTTTCCAAGCACCAAAAAAACCTAGTACTGCAATCTCCATATTAGTTACTGTACTTTGGTTATCTGACATCCATTTGCCTATTTTATCTAGCACATCAGCTAATGTATTTAGAACACTTACTATTACTCCACCAGTCCAACTTGCAATAGGTTGAAGGAAGTTATCCCAAAACCACATAAATATTGGCTTAAAAGCTTCTATTAGTGGATTTAATACTCTTAATGCTCCTGATACCAAATTTAAAAATGCAGGTAGTACTCCTTCAATTGTCCATTTTCCAAGAGGTACTAATACATTGTCATATAACCATTTTAATCCATTTTTCACATTATTTATTATTGGTTCTGCTGCTGATTTTAAGTTGTTAAAAGCACTTATTAAGGGCTGAAAATTTATACCATTTAATAAATTGCTAGTTTCTTCTATACCTTCAGACATTCCTGTTGTATTACTAACTTCTATTTTAGACGAACCTCCACTGCTTGATCCACTAGAAGTATCTGTGTCTTGTGGTAACACATTTAAATTATCAAATCCTGCTAAATTATTTGAAGCTTTTTTTGCACTATCTCCTGTATCACTTATAGCAGATGAAGCATTTTCTGCATTCGTAGCAATATCTTCTATTCCACTTGAAATAGATTCTACACTATCCGCTTTTAATCCAAAAAGTGAAAGCAATCCTGAAAGTGCAGTAAATAATCTAGTTACAGCATTTACTGCAGATGTTATAACTGGAATAAATAATTTTGCTATTGGTTGTATTACATTACCTATTGCAGTTTTCATAGTCGTAAATGCTTGTGAAAGTGTTGCTACTATTCCTGAATAAGTTTTTGTATATTTTGCAGCATCATTACTTTGAAATTTTGTCTCTTCCAGGATACCATTTACTTCTGCTTGTATTTTTTCTTGTTGTGTTAATTGATTTGTTGTTTTGCCTATTGATTTTGCATAGTCTTCCCACATTTTTGCCACATTTTTTGTTACACCTGCATTATCAACTAATATACTGTTTTCATTTTTCAAACCTTCTGATGCTGTTTGTACTGCTTCGCCTAAACTATATGTACTTTGCCTTCCAAATGTTGCACTGTTTTTCAAAGCCGTCATTGTTTTTTCTATTTGCTCTGAACTATATCCTCTCGCTGCCAAATTCTTATATGCTGTTACAGCATTATTAAGTGGTACTAGTCCATCAGAAATGTAATCATTTATGAAACTTTTTGCTCGTTCAAAACTCTTTCCTTGTCCTGTAAGTATAGAATTTAATCCTATCCATGCATTTGAAGTTTCAGTTGCTACACTTAAACACTTCTTGCCAAAATTAGCAACAGCTGTAACAGAAAAAGCTACTGCAACAGCTTTTCCTATTTTCGATAAACTTGCTGAAATTTTAGAAGATGCTGTATTAGCTTGTTCATCTACATTTTTTAATTGCGAATTAAATTTATCACTATTAAGTATCAAACTTAAATCTATTTCTCCTACATTTGTACTCAATTATCTCACCTACCTTTCTCTGCCATAGTTTTAAACATATTTTTAAAGTTTTCCATTGCTTGTTTATAATCTTCTTCTGTTATTTGAGAAGCGGATTTATTTAACCATTTGCTTCTTATTTTTCTTTCCTCTGCTGTGAATTTCTTTAATGTCTCTGGATCTTTTTCACTTCTAATTCTTACAATATTTCCTAGTGGTGTTTCACTATTTAAACCTGATAAAAGGCTTGTAAATTCCCCCCATTCCATATCTTGCATTTGCTTCCTTAATCTAATTCCATATTGTTGAGCAAATGAACTTTCAATCAAATCCCAATCATCAAACAAGTCATACCAAGTATCATAAGTCGATGGATTATTGAAATCGTTTCTCCATCTCTTCGAACTCCACTTCACTTACCATTGCTGAAATTGCAATAACAATAGATTTTAATCCATTTAGTGTCAATTTCATTTCTTTTATATCTTTTAACGCTTTTTCTCCCATTAAAGTTTCAATCATTTCATACATACTTTCTATTGAAAATTCTTGATCTTTAAATTTTTCTTGTATAATTAAATATGTATCTGCACTATCGTCTACTTCATATTCCTTTCCTTCTGCCAATTTTATTATTTTCTTTTCTTTTCCTAATTTTGAACTAATATCAATAACTGACATTTAAAATCCCTCCATTTGTTATTTTTTTATAAAAAAAAATTGCCCCAGTAGATAACTACTGAGGCGTTTTTTATCCTGCTGGTGTTACAGTTGGTTTTCCATTTGACATAACCTCAAATTCTAAAGGTGCTACATTTGTGCTGTCTCCTGTACCTGCATTGCTTACTGATATTAAGCAATCGAATTTTACAGT